TGGGGGGCAGTGATTGCGAACGACGGGCGACCCGGCGTCGTGGTGATGGCGCCGAGGAGCGGCGCGGTGATGGTCGGTGCGGCGGCTTTCCATGCCGACGCGTTGATGTCGGCGGACCAGCGGAAGAGGCTTCCGAGGTGCTCCGTGATGCCGTGCTCGGCGGCGAGTTCCTGAAGGCGCTCCGCGTCGACCTTGCGGTTCATGCGGCCAACGACCTTGATGGCGTAGCCCGTCTCGGTCTTCGCGTTGGTCGTGCCCTCTTTGCCCTCTTCGAGCGCGAGGAGCTCCACGAGACGGTCTTCGATGGTTCGGCGACGGGCGACGGCGATCGCCTCGTCGGCCTTCGCGTCGCACCACTGGGCGGAGAGTTCGTCCAGTTCGCGGCTCACGACGCACCCCCGATCTTGCGGATGACGGCGCCGAGGTCCGGCGCTTCCCACGCGTCGAGGCGTCCGCTGCGGTCCTTCGCCGTCCAGAGGCCGTCCGGGTGCGCCATGAGGGCGCGTTGCGGCACGCCGTCGGCGTCCTTCTCTACGCGGAGCGCAAGCACCTCGTCGAAGAAGTAGGGGAGCTGTTGCCCGGTCTTGTTGCCCGGCATGCTCGGCGCGTAGAACACCTTGCCCATCTCGTCGGTCGACTTCTCGAGCTTGGCGCTCATGTAGACGTGGCGGCCGGGCAGGTCGCGGAAGGCGCGGATCAGGTCCGTCATCTGCTCCTGCATGGCGCCGTAGGCTTGGCGAGGATCCTTCGCGATCTTCTTTTCGAAGTTGAGAACGACCTCGGCGATCTCCGAGATCGAGTCGACGGCGACCGACTCAAAGCCGCGAGCCTCGTCGGAGCCTGCGAGCCACTCGTACGCCTCGCGCAGCGTCGCCATGCTCGACACCTCGACGTAGGGTAGATCCTCGCCGACGAGCGAGAGGAGCCCGGCCTCCGCGCTAATGATGATGGGGTTCGGGAGCGTGCGGATGAGGCTTGTCTTGCCTGCGCCAGCCGCGCCGAAGACGAGGAGCTTGACCCCGTTCGCGTGCGCTTCGCGGGTGCGTTTGATGCTGATGGCCATGTGATTGCTTTCTCCGTCGGTCGGGGAATCCGGTTGACGGGGTGCACCGGCGGGGCATCGAGCCCCGCGCTCCCTCATGGGCGGTGCGGGCTGCTCAGACGAGCGCGACGAGCGAGCAGATGCGGAGCGTCTCGTGCTGGCGCCCGTTGCTCGCCTCGTCGGCGTAGCTCACGAGCGCGTAGCCGTCGGCGGCCCAGCCGAGGAGCTCGCTCTTGCGGTCGCCGGGGTACTCGCAGTTGTCGCGGTCCCAGTCGTTCGTGTCGACGCGGAGAGTCTCGCCGTCGACCTCGACCTCGTGCACGATCGAGCCGTAGAGCTCCGCGATCGAGCGGTCGGTCGTGAGGCACGCACCAACGTGAGCGGTCCAGTTCGAGCGGTTCGTGCCGTGAAAGAGAATCATCGTTCGTTCCTCATCGCCTCGGTCGGGTGATTCCGTTTGGGCGATGAAGAGACACTAACCCCGCCCGCTTCTTTCGTCAATGTTTTTTTCGCTCGCCTTGTCGTTTTTTCTTCTTGCGTGTTAGCTTGTGCGTCGCGTATGCTTTGCCGTATGCTGACCACCGAAGAGATTCGCAAGCTGCTGGCAGACCGACGGCTCGACATCGTGGCGAAGGCGACCGGCATTTCGCCGCTCACTGTTGCGCGCATCCGAGACGGAAAGGGCGACCCGAAGGCCTCGACCCTTGAGGCGCTCTCCGCCTACCTCGAGGCCCGCAAGTGACCCCGCTCAAAGCAGCGCTCGCCTATGCATCTTGGGGCTGGCCAGTTCTCCCCATCGTGCCGAACGGCAAGCTGCCCGCGACGCAGCATGGGGTGAACGACGCGACGACGGACGAGGCGACGATTCGCCGCTGGTTCGAGGGGCACGACGATAGGAACGTGGGCATCGCATGCGGCGCGGCCTCGGGGCTCGTCGTCTTCGACATCGACCCGCGCAACGGAGGTGACGACTCGTGGAGCTCGTGGACGGACGAGCGGGGCGCGCAGCCTGACGGCGCCGTGCAGCTTACGGCGGGCGGAGGTCAACACTACCTCGCCGCGTACGTCGAGGGCGTGAAGTCCTGTAAGCTGCGCGACGGCATCGACCTACTTTCCGACGGCCGTTACTTCGTCGCCTTCCCGAGCCGCATCGAGGGTCGCGAATACCGGTGGGAGCTCAGCTCCGACCCGTTCGAGGGCGTAGCTCCGATGGGCATTCCCGCCCGCTGGCTCGAAGGCATCGAGGCGAAGCGGCGCCAGCCGGTCGCGCTCACGGGAGACGGCTCGCTCATCACGGGCAACCGGAACAACGGTCTCCACAGGCTCGCGGGGCTCATGCGCCGTTACGGCATGGGGGAGCCTGAGATCCTCGCAGCGCTCAGCGTCACGAACGAGACGCGCTGCGACGTGCCGCTCCCGGCCTCGGAGCTCCGGCAGCTCGTGCACTCGGCGTCGCGGTACGAAGTCGAGCACGACGTAGCGGCGAACGCTGCGCTGAGCGATGACGTGGCCGGGTTCCTCCCGCCCGCGCTGGAGAACGCGCCGTCAGACTACTTTCTCACGAGGGCGACGAGCTTCCTCTCGCAACCTGCGCCGCTCGAGTGGGCGGTGAAGAAGTGGATTCCCGCGAGCGGCACGACGATGGTCTTCGGCGAGAGCGGCGCGGGAAAGACCTTCGTCACGCTCGACATCGCGTGCAGCATCGCCGCGGGGCGCGAATGGATGGGCCAGCGCACGAAGCCCGGCGTCGTCGTCTACCTCGCGGGCGAAGGTAACTACGGCATCCGGCAGCGCGTCGCCGCGTGGTGTCGCCATCACGGCGTCGAGAACCTCGACAACCTGCTCATCTCGAACAAGGGCATCGACCTCGACTCGGCCTCAGCGGCAGCGCAGATCATCGCAGCCGTGCGCGAGCTGACCGACGCCGACTCGGTGATCGTCGTCATCGACACCGTGAACAATCACATGTCCGGCGACGAGAACGCGGCGCGCGACGTTCGCAACTTCTTCAACGCGGCCAACGTGGTCGCCTCCGCGCTTCGCTCGGCCGTCGTGCTCAATCACCACGTCGGGCACGGCGAAGGGGCCAAGGGGCGCGCGCGTGGCAGCTCCGCGTTCAAGGCCAGCCTCGACGCTTCGATCATGGTGGCGAAGGCCGACGACGGTGCCATCGAGCTCTCCTGCGTGAAGATGAAGGACGCCGAAGCGCCGTCGCCGATGTTCGGTCGCCTTGAGCCCGTCGCGCTCGGGTGGGTCGACGAAGACGGCGAGGAGATCAAGGGGGCCGTGTTCGTTCCGACCGAAGCTCCACCGCCGCGAATCAAGGTCGACGGCAAGCTCGCAGAGTCGCGCTCCAGCTTCGAGCGCGCTTGGTGGGATTCAGGCTGCGAGCTTCGCAACGGAGCCCCGTACGTCTCGCGCTCTGCCCTGCGTGAGCACATGATGAAGAACAAGAAGAGCGAGAGCTACATCAGGCAGGCGATGAAGCCGAGCGGCGGGAAGTTCATCCAGTCGCTGACTGATTCCGGCATCATCGCGGAGCATGAGCACGGTTGGATTGTGTGCGACAATGTAAACGCAAGTGGGTTGCTCATCGCGTTGAGAGGAGTGGTACCAGATGGTACCTGATGGGTACCTGAGGGTACCCAGGTACTGGGTGGCAAAGGCGTCTAGATGGGTACCAGATGGTACCTCCTCCCCTATAGGGGAGGTACCAAAGGTACCCTCGACGATGCGCGCGAAACTGGTCCGTGTTACGGTTTGACGCAGAAGGCAGGCAGCATGAAGAAGACGGAATCAAAGGTGGGGAAAAGTAATCCGGCGGATGAGGTTGAACGCTGGCCCCTCGACAAGCTCACGCCGTACGCGCGCAACTCCCGCACGCACTCCGACGAGCAGGTGGCGCAGCTCGCGGCGTCGATTCGTGAGTGGGGCTGGACGACGCCGGTGCTCGTCGACGAAGACGGCGGCATCATCGCGGGGCACGGTCGCGTGCTCGCAGCGCGCCAGCTCGGCATGGCGGAGGTGCCCGTCGTCGTCGCTCGCGGCTGGTCCGACGCGAAGCGCCGCGCCTACGTCATCGCCGACAACAAACTCGCGCTCAACGCCGGATGGGATGCCGAGATGCTTTCGCTCGAACTCGGCGAGCTTGGCGAGCTTGGGTTTGATCTCGACTTGACCGGCTTCTCCGACGAGGAGCTCGACGGCCTCACGCCGTCCGAGGAACCGGCTGCGCTCA